GGTGTTTACACCCTATTTGATCGAGGCTACTACACAAACTGATAGCTTTCTTCAAAGTGGGGTTGTGCAACCTTTGGCTGAATTAAATCTATCCGCTGAAAGGGGCGGAGATTTCGTAAAAATACCGAGTTATTCAGCGAATTTATCAGGTGATTTTGAAGTTTTAACAGACTCAACATCATTAACTCCAGCAAAGATAACAACAGGCGATCAGATTGCCGCAGTCTTACACAGAGGAAGAGCATTTTCCGCAAGGGATTTAGCTAGTCTTGCTGTTGGAAGCAGTGTTGATCCTATGGCTGCTATTGCTCAGAAAATGGCTGCTTATGTAAACAACCAGAAACAGAAGGATCTATATTCTTGCTTGACTGGTGCTTTTGGTTCTATCAATGCAAACTCAAGTGCTTCAGCATTGTTTGATCTAACTATTGATTCTGAATCAACTGATACACCTACTGCACTAAGTCCTAGACACGTTGCAAAAGCTCAGTCATTACTAGGCGATCAAGGCGGAAAGCTTACATCAATCGCAATGCACAGCCGTTGTTACTATGACTTGGTTGAAAGAAGAGCAGTTGATTTTGTTGCAGCAACAGACATAAATGGTGGTGGTGCTACAGCGTCAGGTGGTTCTATACAGAACGCATTTGGTAGCCCAACAGTTCCAACATTCATGGGACTTAGGGTAATCGTAAGTGACGACATACCTACCGTTAACAGCGGAAGTAGCACTGAGTACTCAGTATTCATGTTTACAAATGGGGCTGTCGTAACTGGGGAGCAAGCTCCGATCAGAACACAGACTGATAGAGACATTCTTGCTCTTGAGGAAGCAATGGCAGTGGATCTCCACTACATCTATCACCCTGTAGGTCTTAAGTATGCTGTGTCAACAGTAAACCCATCTAGATCAGTTCTAGAAACAGTAGGTTCTTGGTCGAAAACTTACGAAACAAAGAATATCGGTATCGTAAGAGCTACCGTTGTTTCAAATAACGACTAGAGGTAATCAATTATGTCATCTTTATTTGATGTAACTGCTGGGTCATTAATTGGCCCAACTACAGGTGGGACAGTAACTCAGGCATCTAACAAGTCAACAACTGTTGTTCTTAATGCTGAGTCTGGTCAAATCACCATGAATGGCGCTGCTTTAGGTGCTGGAGCCGAGGTTGCCTTTACTGTAACTAACAGTAAAATCTCATCTACTGACGTTGTTCTTGTTAACCATAGTTCTGGCGGTACTGCTGGAGCTTATATGGCACAAGCCAACTTAATTGCTGACGGATCATTTAAAATATCTGTTACCAATTTGACAAGTGGATCTGAGTCTGAAGCAATAGTTCTTAGCTTTGTTGCACTAAAGGGTGCATCTAGCTAGTGGCTATATTTGCTTTTAAGCGAATGAGGAAACAAAACGAAGCTGCTCAAAAGGCGGCTTCAGTTTCCACATCTAAGCCAAAATCAAAACGTAAGTCTAAAAAGGTATCAGTAAATGGCGATCTCAATAGTAGCGACAGTCGGTAGTGCATCAGCCAACAGCTATGTGACACTAACTCAGGCTCAAGCTTTTATAGATGGGCTAACTGAGTCTGATGATGTCACTGCATGGGCTAGTAGTACTGACGATCAAAAAAACAGGGCTTTGTTTACTGCAACCCAAAGAATTGATCGTGAGAAGTTTTTGGGGGCTAGAGTTGCTGATACACAGGCACTTGAGTGGCCAAGATCAGGAGTAAGGAAACCTGACACATACACCAACTTGTATGGTTTAAGCTTTCCAAATAGGTTAGTTGCTGACTATTACCTTGATACTGAAATTCCAGATCGTGTTAAACACGCACAAATTGTTCTTGCTGTTTATTTAAATAACAATAAGGATGGTATTGGTCTTAGTGGTTTAGAGGATTTTGCTACAGTCAATATTGGAAATATAAATATAACTCCTAGATTTTATGGGGCTGTGGGCATTGATCGTATTCCACCGATTGTTGACCACTATTTAATGGGTATTAGAATAGGTGGAAGAGCAAACTTACAAATCAAGAGGTCTTGAAAATGGGCTACGGCTACGACTATCCAGCAGCAATAATCATCACAGATCATACACAGGCTTTTACTGGTAGATTTGGCAAAGTTGTTGCATTAAAAAATTCAACTGTTGATTTAGTTGCTGAAAACATTACAGAGAATACATCTTCTACTATTTCTGCAATACCTTTGCATCATTCAGCAGAGATATGTGGTGTAATTACAAGTGTTCAAGTTGCAAGTGGTGACGCTGTTATTGCTTACTACTTATGAGCATTGCATCAGCATTAAAAAAAGCAACCTCTAAGACTATTAAAGCTCTTGGCGGTGACATTACTTATAGAAGAGTGACGACTGGAATATACAACCCTACTAGCGGTTCAATGAGTGAAGTCAAAGCAGATGTCAGTATAAAGGGTGTTGTTAGCAATGTAACGAGATCTGAGGTAACTGATTTAGTGTCTAGTCAGGACAAAAAATTAACTATCTCTGCTGGAGATATAACTTTCACACCTACAACATTTGATCGGGTTGTTATAAGTGGAACAGAATATAAGGTGGTTCAAATCAATACAAATGAGCAGGGTAATACAGCTATAAGCTTTGATCTGTTCTTGAGGTAAATATGACAAGAAAAATAAGGCTGGATCAAATAGATGATGTGATGAGGGAATCTGTAGAAGATTTAGTGGCTGCTACGACTTTGGAGTGGACAGCCAGAGTTAAAAAAGCAACGCCTGTTTTTAAACCGAGAAAAAAAGAAAAAGGAGTTGGCGGTTCATTAAGAAACGCTTGGCAAACAGACATTAAAAAGTTTACTGGTACAGTATCAAACAATTTACCTTATGCAGAACCAGTTTGTTTTGGCGAAGGGTTGCCGCCATCATGGGGTGGAGTTTATAGGACAAGGCAAAATACTAAGGCTGGATTTCCAGAACTTATTGGAAAAGAACTTGAACAATATGCTAGAAATCAATATGAAATTATTAAAAGAGGTATTTAGATGGCTGCTGTAGATTTAAATACTGTTAGATCGACTATTGAAAAACGTCTTAATGACGAATTTAGAATAGGGCCATCAATACCTTTGGTCTTTAATAATGTCCCTTTTGATGCCTCAAGTGTCGATCAATATATACAATGTATTACTAGCTTTGGATCAAGTGAATACCTTACACAGCAAGCACCTAATTCAAGTACCACCTCTACAAATCTTATCGTTGGTCTTATTATTTTTAATATTTACACAAAGCAAGGATTAGGATCAGGAGCAAATTTTGATATTGCCAAAAGACTAAGAAATTTATTTAATAGAATTACAGTTTCTGATGTAAGATTTGATCCACCAATAGGGCCTGAGATATTACAATCAAGCCCAGAGGGTAAATTTCAGACGCAGATTAGAATAACATTTGAATTATATGAGGCTCTTACAACATGATTGAAATCACTGAAGAAATGCTTGATGCTATTGAAGCAGTAAAGGGCAGAAGAGATCCAAATTATTGGGATCCTCAATGCAGACGCTATATGGAAAAACAGAAAGAAAAAGCAAAAGCTGTAAAAAAGCCAAAAAAAGGTTAATATAATTATAAATCTTTCTTTTTATTGTTATGGCTGCTGTTAAAGGAGATGTAGGCCAAGTCAAATTTGATGACGGTGGATCTTCAGTAAACCCTGTTTTGGGAACAAGATCATGGTCTATGTCTATCACTAAAGATACCCAAGAAACAACTGTTCAAGGTGACACTTTTAAAAAATTTATTGGTGGTCTTATTGAAGGTGAGGGGTCTGCTGAATTAGTTTATGACAATGCTGCTTCTGGAGAAACAGCTACTTTTATTGATGGTGCTTTAGTTACTGGAGATGCTGGAACAGCAGCTTTTGAGCTTTTCCCTGATAGTGCTAGTGGTTCTGCAAAAATTAGTTTTAGCGGCCTTATAACAGGTTTTGAGCAAGGTTCATCTATGGGTGATGTAAGTACAATTAACATTACATTCAAGCCTAGTGGAGCTATTACATCAGCTATCTAATTTATTTTTTAATCAACCCCAATTATGGCAACTGAAAGAACAGCAGACATTCTCATTAATGCTTTCAAAGATGAGATGACAGCTAGACGAAAGTATGAACTGAAAGATAGTGCTGGAAAAGTTTTATCTGTTTTATATTTTCCGCCTATTACTAGATTCGACAGGCAAAAGGCACAGCAGCTAGCGGGTACTGATGAGGCATTGTTAGTGTCAACTCAATTACTTTGTAAAATGGCACAGAAAGAAGATGGAACTCCAGCTTTTGATATGTCAGATGCTCCAATATTACAAAGATCGCTCCCAGAAAAAGTGCTTAATGATCTTGAATTGTTTTTATTTGACATTCAGTTAGATATAGATACAGCAAAAAAAGAATAAAAGGGGACAACTGGTTAAGATTTGAGTTTTTCCTAGCAACAGAACTAAGCAAAACAGTGCAAGAGCTAAGACTTAACATGACTGAGGCAGAGCTTATATATTGGGCTGGATATTATGAACTTAAAACAGACGAAGAAAAAAGATCATTGCAACGACAAAAACACAATTCAAGGTAGTATATAATAAAGGTTTTTTTTATTTGTGGCACAGGCTAATGTAAAACTTACTGTAGATGCGAGAAATGCCGTATCATCTTTAAATAATACTACTTTAGCTACTAATAAATTATCAGCAGCAGCAAAAGGAGCTACAGGTTCTTTAGCTACGACATCCAAAGCAGCTAAAGGCTTGGCAGCTTCATTAGCAGCTACTATGGGGCCTATTATTGCTTTAGGGGCTGCTTTTACCACTTTAAATAGTGGGTTAAGGGTATTTTCAGACAGGCAGAGAGATGTGGCAATACTTACTCAAGGTTTGCAGAATTTAGATGAGGGAGTTGACGTTTTAAATAGATTGCAAAAAGCCGCCAGCAAATTAGGTGATGAAACTTTATTTGATCAAGAAGAGTTCACTAGAGGGTTTGCATTATTAACAACTTTTAGAAAAATAGGCGTTGATTCATATGAAAGTGTCGCACAGGCTGCCGCTGATATTGCACAAATTAACCAAGTAGATGTAAAAACTTCTTTCATGCAATTAGCAAAAGCATTGGAAGATCCAGAAAGAAATTTATCTACTTTAAATCGTTCTGGTATTTCTTTTAATAAGACGCAAATAGATACGATTAAAAAATTAATGAAGGCAAATAAAACGGCTGAAGCTCATGCAATGATTTTAAAGGTAGTTAATGAAGCTTATAATAAAACGGCTCAGGCTGCTGCTAAGGGCTTTGCTGGTAATGTTGACTCTTTAGGTGAAGCTTTTCGTGATTTTGCGGAGGTTTTAGGTAAAGCTTTAATACCTGTTATAGATCCAGCTGTCAGAGGTTTAACTGCTTTATTAAATTTTTTCAGTTCAGAAGGAGGTCAGGTTACAGCAGTCATAGTTGGTGCTGCTCTAGCTTTTAAAGGGTTGTCTGTTGTAATAGCTGCAACAACAGCACAGCTGTCAACTATGTCTATTGCGGCTGCGGCTGCAAATGGAACTTTAGCTGCTAGTACTACAATGGCTTTTGCTACTGCTGGAGGTTTTGCGAAGGCTACTGCTGCGGTTACTGCATTTAAAATTGCTCTTGCAAAAACTGGTATTGGTTTAGCCATTGTTGGCTTTGGACTTTTAGCTACAGAAATTTTAAAAGTTATAAATGCACAGAAAGAATATAACCAGATTCTAGAAGAAGGAACAATAGATAAAACTAATAACAAAATAAAAGAATACAGAGAAGAAATTGAAAAGTTAGAAGCGAGAATAGCGAAAGCAAATATTGTGGGATTTGTTCTTAGAGACTGGTTCTTAAGTGGGGCTGGAAATGCTTCAGATATGAAAAATGAAATTTCTCAACTAGAAGGGAAAATAAAAGATTTACTAAAATCATTAGAAATAAAAGAAGAATTAAAACTTGCTAAAGAGTTTGATAAAGTAAGGAGATCACTTTTAGAAAGTAATAAAGAATTAAAAATTGCTGAAGATAGAATAAAAATTGAAACAGAAGAAGGCAGAAAACAATTTGATCTTGGACAGAGAAAAAAGGAACTTGTTGAGAAATATGGGAAGGAGTTGGCAGCAATATTAATAAAACAAGAAGGAGAAAATCAAAAAATAAAAGACTCTATTGATTTATATAAAAAGAAAAAAGATGCGGCAGAGAAATTAAAAGAAACTTTAGAAGCAGTTGGTGAAGAAATAGAATCAAACATCAAAGATAATTTAAGAGAAGCAATTACAGGGGCGCAATCTTTTGGTGATGCTATGAAAAATGTTCTTAATAAAATTCAAGATAAATTAATCGATTTGGCTCTTGATAGTGCTTTATCTGGTTTAAGTGGTGGTATAAGTGGATTTCTTGGTAAAATTTTTGGAGGAAAAAGGGCAGATGGTGGCCCAGTTTCTGCGGGTGGTACTTATTTAGTAGGTGAAAAAGGCCCAGAGTTGTTGACAATGGGATCAAGTGGAGGTTTTGTTACTCCAAATAATAAAATCGGTGGTGAATCTGTTACTAATAATATTGTTGTTAATGTTGATGCCTCTGGTACTTCTGTTCAAGGTAACGATCAAGAGTCAAACCAGTTTGGTGAGCAGCTTGCCGCAGCAATACAGGCTGAGATAATTAATCAGAAACGATCTGGAGGCTTACTTAACTGATGGCAACTTTTCCTATAACAAACCCTATATATAACACTAGGATTGATGCGAAACCTAAAGTAAATATTTTGAGTTTTGGTGATGGTTTTGAACAACGCTTGACGGAGGGACTAAATCAGAATCCTTTGTCTGTAAATTTAACTTTTGAATTATCGCAAACTGACGCAGATACAGCAATAAGTTTTTTAAATGCAAGAGTAGATGATGGGGCATCTTTTGACTACACATTGCCTAGCGAATCAAGTTCAAGAAAATTTGTTTGCACTTCTTTTCCTAGATCAATACCATTTTTAAATAGAGTTAGATTAAGCTGCGTATTTAGAGAGGTTTTTGAAGCGTAATGGCTATTCCTTTTGCCGAACTTAATAAGATAAATCCTAGTTCTATCATTGAACTTTTTGAATTAGAGCTTACTGTTGGAAAACATATACCTACAGGAAACCCACAGAATTTGCCTACTGTTTATAGGTTTCATGCTGGTGCAAATTTAAATAATTTTGGTGAAGTTATTTTTCAATCAAATTCTTATCAAAGAGTAGCAGTGCAAACACAAGGTTTTGAAAGAAACAGCACAGGTGTTTTGCCAAGACCTACAATTACATTTTCTAATCTTGGTGGAATTGTACAAAATCCAGCAACAGGTCTTGTTATTACTATGAGTGATTTTTTACAGCTAGTTAATGAAGTCACTCCACATAATGATTTAATAGATGCAAAATTTACAAGAAAAATGCCATTAGCATCTGCTTTAGATAATGCTAATTTTTCATCAGGCACAAATCCTTTTGGAACTCCAAGTGCAGATAGATTGCGTGATGAGATATTTGTAATTGATAGAAAAGCTGTTGAAAGTAGACAGATTGTTCAGTTTGAACTTACAGCAGCGCATGACTTAGAAAACAGAGAGATACCACAGAGAGTTGTCACAAGAGACTTATTTCCAGCCGTAGGCACGTTTGTATGATGAGTAAATATATTTGGGCTGTTGAGGCTTTTAACCATGCTTCAGAAGCATATCCAGAAGAATGTTGCGGACTTATTATTGATATTGATGGTGTCCAAACTTATTGGAAATGCAAAAACATATCTGGAACATATAAAGAAAAATCATTTGTTATTGATCCAATAGATTATGCTGACGGAGAAGATCAAGGAGAAGTTCTTGGTATAGTACACAGCCACCCTGATGGAGAGTTATCTTTTAGTCATACTGATAGAATGGCCTGTAAGTATTTAGATTTACCTTTTTATCTTGTAGAACCTAAATCAGAGTCTATTATTGTTGTATATCCATCTGAAATAAATGATTAAAGTAACTATTTATGGAAGATTAAGAAAATTTATCGGGGAGTCTAGTTTTGAGATAAAGGCTGACAGTCCTAGAAAAGCTTTTAGTTTTTTAATGTCAAACTTTAAAGGTGTAAGAGAGCATTTTAAAGATCAAGAATATTGTGTAATGGCTGGTAACGTAAGAATTACTGAGGATTTATTGGATATGCAGACAGAAAGTGATATTAAAATAATACCTGTCGTTCATGGAGAAATTTGGTTTTTAGCTGCTGGTGGATTGTTTACAGCTTGGGGTGCTGGTGCAACGATATTAGGAATAACAATAGGTGCGGCTGTACAAGGTGCATTTTTAGCTGTGGGAGTTAATATGCTTGTTAGTGGAGTGACTGATTTATTAACACCTGATCCAGTACGACCTAATGTAAGTAGGCAAGAAGATCCTCAAGATCCTAGTTATATTTTTACAGGGCTTTTAAATAATTCAAAACAAGGAGTTCCAATCAATATTGTTTATGGTGAAATTTTAATAGGTAGTACTGTTGTTAGTTCTTCAATAGATAGTTTTCAGGCTACTTATCAAACAGGAGGTGTCTAATCTATGGGTACTCTTGTTATAACAAGCAATGGATACGAAGAAGTTTTCTTTGCTGGTTTGCAACTTACTCCAACAACAAAATTAAAATCTATTGATTTTGGTACTGTCGTTGATGTTTTAGCTGAAGGTCAGATTGAAGGTTCTGCAACTGCAAGTAAGGCTGGGATTACTGATAAGACAAGTACTGCTTATAAAAATGCTTTTCTCAAAGATTTATTTTTAAACAAGACTGCTGTTTTACAGGCTGATGCTGATAATACAAGTCCTATAGATTCAGATTTTAATTATCCAAAAGATCGACTTACTTTTGAGTTTCAAGATGGAACTGCTAATAATGAAGTATTGTTTGCAGCACAACAACAATCAAGTGAAGTTATAACAGGAGATAAAGGACAAGAATGTTCTTTTCCAGTTGGAGGATCAGCTACTGCAAGATCAGGAACAATAAGCGATGTCCGCATGGATACAGTACAAGTAAAAGTAAAATTTGATCAGTTTTTTAAATTAGATACAGAAACTGGGAATAGACTTTCAACTCAAGTTCGTGTAGTGATAAAAGCCAATCCCAATAACGGATCATCACAGACTGTTATAGACGAAAATGTAACTGGAAAAAGTTTTAATCCATATAACAGAGATTATGGAATTGATTTAAGAGAACTTACTGGATATAACACTAATACTTCTGGAGCATCAGGTTCTTTTTTCCCTGTAGTTATAAGTGTTGAAAGAGCAAATGATGTTGGGGATGAAAATACTTTTAATACAATGCGTTTAGCAGACATAAGGCAAATTATAAGAGAGTCTAATAACTATCCAAATATTGCATATTCAGCATTAAGATTTAGCTCCGAATTATTTCCAAATACACCAGCTAGATTTTTTAGGGTAAGAGGAAAACTTATAAAAATTCCACATAATGCAACGGTAGAATTAGCAACTGGCAGATTAACTTATAGCGGAACTTTCAATGGTACTTTTAAAACAGATAAAGCTTGGACAAGTGACCCTGCTTGGGTTTTATATGATCTTCTTACAGATACTACAAGTGGATGCGGATTGCCTGAATCTGAATTAGATCCTTTTACCTTTCATAGTGTCAGTACATATTGTTCTGCTTTAGTAGATGACGGTGATGGAGGACAAGAACCACGCTTCTCAATAAATGTAAATATTAATAATAGGCGTGATGCAATGGCACTTATTAAAGATATTTGCTCTGTAATGAGGGCTATTCCATATTATGAAGAAGGCACAATAAAAATCGCCCAAGACGCACCGAAAGATCCTACAGACCCTAGTAAATTAATTTTTGATTATGTTTTTAATAATGCAAATGTAGCCAATGGAGATTTTGTTTATTCTGGTACGTCTTCAAAAACTAGATTTAATGTCATTAATGTTTCTTATTTCGATTTAAATACACAAGAGATAGATTATGTGACTGTTAAAGATAGTAACGCTGAAACAAAATATGGAACACAAACAAAAACAATAAATACTTTTGGCACTACTTCAAGAGGTCAAGCGCAAAGAGTAGGGAAATGGTTTTTACAGACGCAACAAAATCAAACTGAAACAGTAATTTTTGAGACTAATATTGCTGCCGGTTCTGTTTTAAGAATTGGTCATATTATAGGCATTGCAGATAGGGTTAAATCATCAACTAGACGAGGCGGCTTAGTAAAAGCTGCTACTGTTTCGCAAATAACTTTAGATAATTCTAGTGCCACAAATTTACCAGATATAAGTGACAATCCAGAAATAAGTTGTCTTCTGTCTGATGGTTCAGTAGAAACAAAGTCTATTTCTTCTTATTCTGGTGGTGGATTAGTAAATGTATCTTCAAACTTTACATCTGCCCCAGTAGAAAATAGTCCTTTTATTTTAGAATCTGGTGAAATAGCAGTTCAAGCATTTAGAGTTGTAAATATAAAAGAAAATACAAAGAAAACTTTTACAATTACAGCAGTTAATTATAACGAAAATAAATATGAGGCAGTTGAAGATGGTGAACAACTTCCAACTAAAAACATAAATATCATTACAAGTCTTTTGCCATCACCACAAATAGTAAATGCTTCTGATGGAACAAAAGCTATTAAAGAAGAAATTATTAAACTTGACGGAAGGCCAGTACCAAAATTGTTTATTGATTGGGAATCTGTAGAGGGTGCTTCAGGTTATGAACTTGTATATATTAAAGATGATGAAAACCCTGTTGTCGTTAATACTCAAGAATCAGAATTTGAAATCTTACCTTCAGAATCAGGCTCATATTTTATACAAATTTATACAATAAATTCAAATGGCGAAAGAAGTGCAAGTCCTACTGAAACAACTGTTGATACGATAGGTCTTACTGCTGTTCCTGAAAATCCTACAGGTTTACAGATAGAGCCATTTAATAATTCACAAGTTAGATTGACATGGACAAAAACAACAAGTCTTGACGTTGAATTTGGTGGGGCTTGTGAAATAAGACATTCTCCAAACACATCATCTTCAGCTACATTTGCAAACTCAACTCCTTTAAATGAAAATATAAATGGGGCAACTAATGAAGCGATACTGCCAGCTTTATCAGGAACTTATAGCCTTAAATTTAAGGATTTAGGTGGTAGATTTTCGGCAACGGAGGCAAAGGTAGAACTTGCATTGCCAGAAATGGTTGACGAATTGCTTGTTAAGAGTCAACGAGAACAAACATCATTTAACGGTAGTAAAACTAATGTCACTGTCAGTTCTGGTGCATTACAACTTTCTGATCCAGCCTCAAATTTAACTGGCACTTATGAATTTGCATCTGTTTTAGATTTTGCTGCTATATATCAGAATATAAGATTAAAAAGACATATTATTAGTGAAGGATTTTTCGTATCAGATCAGTTTGATTCTATCCCTGATTTAGATGCAAGACTTAACTTTGATGGTACTGGTAGTGATCGTTTAAAAAGTAGAGTTCAAGTTTTAACATCACAAGATAACTCAAGTTTTACAACAGAGCAAAATTTAACTAATGGATCATTTAGTGCAAGGGCTTTTAAATTCAAAGGAAACCTTATTTCTGTTGATGTCAACGAAAATATAAAATTTACGGAATTAGGTTTTGATGCTTTCTTGCCATCAAGAACAGAAAACAAATATCAGGATAGTGGAAATATCATTTCAACACCTTTACAATCAACAACGAGTGCAAGTGGACTTGATGTTGTTTTTGGTAAGCCATTTTTTACAGGAACAAGTGATATAGGTGGTTCGACCACTGCTTTTTTACCTTCCATATCAATAGCTCCAGAGGATATGCCAAGCGGTGCGTTTTATGAGTTGAGTGCTATTTCAAGAACAGGGTTTACAATAGTATTCAAGAACTCATCAAATACACCTATAAATGTGAAATTTACATTTCAAGCGTTAGGATATGGAAAAGGTGCTTAATAAATGACAAGAGTTAATTCGACTGGCAAAGAATCTAGCAGTAATTTTTCACCTGATAATGGAACTGGTTCTGCTGTAAGAACAGCAATGAAAGATATATTTGAATCTCTCAGGACAGTTAATAGTGCTGCTGGTGATCCCTCTGGTGCGGCTAATCTTGCAGCTTATCAATTACATATAAATACAACAGATTCAAGCTCTGGCACAGCATTATTAAAAATAAGAAACGCAGCAAATTCAGATTTTATTGTTTTAGGAAATGTTTTAGAAACAAACTTTGGTTTTTTATCAGCAGCGGGTGGCACAATGACAGGTGCTTTACTTGCAGATGATGCTGGTACAGCTTCAGCCCCTGCGTTAAGTTTTGACGGCGATACAGATTTAGGTTTGTTTAGAAAATCTGCCAATGTATTAGGTTTTTCTGCAAGCGGAACAGAACAAATAGTATTTGACCAAAATGGTCTGACTTTACAGGCACAGAATGACTTACGTTTTGCTGATTCTGACAGTTCTCATTATGTAGGATTTCAAGCACCAGCTACAGTGTCATCTAGTCTTACTTGGACATTACCTTCTGCTGACGCTGCCGTATCAGGTTATGCTCTTGTCTCAGACGCTTCTGGTACTTTGTCGTGGGCCGCTGCTGGTGGTGGGGCAGTAGGTGGTGGTACTGATAATATCTTTTGGGAAAACGATCAAACTGTTACACAGAATTACACAATTTCAAATGGGCATAACGCTGGTAGTTTTGGTCCTATAGAAATTCAAAGCGGAGTCACCGTTACAGTTGGTTCTGGAGAAACATGGACTGTAGTATAAAAGTGTATATAATAAACCTATGAGCCAAATAAAAGTCAACAGCATAATACCAGTTGGAGGTGTAGCTTCTGGACAGGGTGGAGGAATTATTCAAACGATACAAACCTTTAAAGGTGATACAACGACAACAACTTCAAGTTCCTTTTCCGATATAACTGGAATGTCAGCAACGATTACACCAACATCAAACAGTAATAAAGTTTTAGTTAGGTTTACTCTACACCTTTCAAGTGGTAGCAATCCTGTTGTCTTGGTTAATTTACTTAGAGGAACTACCAATATAGCTCAACCTACTGTCACTGACACCCATCCTTCAACTTTACAAGTGTGGACTGATGCAGACAATATGATAACTCAAACTTATGAATTTCTTGATAGTCCAGCTACAACAAGTGCAACTACTTATAAGCTGCAATGGAGAATACACGATGGTTCATCTACCGTAAAATTAAACGGATATTTTGGTAATACTAACTACAACACCACAAGCACTATGACTTTACAGGAGGTATCAGGATAATGAGCTTAGATCACGAAGCAATTTATAAAGCATACGCTGGAACGGTAGTTTCTATTGATGATGGCGCTGGTGCGTTTGATAAAGATGGTAAGTCTGTTAGTTTAGATCAGTCTTTGATAGATGCTGCAAGAACTACTTTAAATACAGAAGCTGCTGCTGTTAAGTACAAAACCGATAGAACAACAAATGGATCTACAACATACGATACAATTGGAAACCAGCTTGGAATGTTGTATGACGACATTATTGCAGGTAAAGTAGATGCAACAGGTAGCTTTGCTATTCACAACAAAGCCGTTAAAGACGCAAATCCAAAACCATGAGTACATTAGCAGTCGGCACAATTAAAAGCATTTCATCTGCCGCACCAGTATTTCAGAATACAAGTGGAACTGAGATAGGAACACTTTGTAGAGCTTGGGTAAACTTTGCTGCTGGTGACGCTTCTATTCGAGATGATTTCAACGTAAGCTCAGTAACGGATCATGGTACTGGCGATTATACAGTAAACTTTTCTTCTGCTTTGGCTGATAACGATTATGCTTGGTTTGTAAGTGGGGGAAGAGGGCCAAATTCAGGAGGAATCATTGCTACTCAAGACTCGGCTGAAATGACATCCTCAGCTTTTCGTTTTACAACTAGAAATTTCTCAAACAATAAAGAAAATTTTACTCATGTCTGTGCAGGTTTTTTCCGTTAATCATGTCAACACTTAAAGTCAACACAATCCAAAACACCTCTGCTGCTCACAGTTCAACACCAGAAGAGATTGCACAAGGTAGAGCAAAATCATGGATAAATTTTAATGGTAGTGGAACTGTTGCGATTCGAGATTCTTTTAATGTTAGTTCACTTACTGATAATGGTACTGGCAACTATACAGTTTCTTTTTCTACCGCTATGGCAAACACTAATTATGCTCCACTGACAACTGGACATATTTTTGACGACCAAAACCCTGAAAACGTAAGGGACATGGGTGCGATTGACCTTGCAACTGGTAGTTATAGATATTGTGC